GTTTCCGGCGTTCTGCGCGGCAACCTGCGCAGCACTTGCGGCAACCGCCAGAGTATTCCCCGCGTTCTGGGATGCCACCTGCGCGGCGCTGGCGCTGACTGCGATGGTATTGCCAGCGTTCTGTGCGGCGATTTGCGCAGCACTGACGGCAGCCGCCAGAGTGTTTCCGGCATTCTGCGCGGCAACCTGTGCAGCACTTGCGGCGACCGCCAGAGTATTGCCGGCGTTCTGTGCGGCGACCGTGGCGATGAAACCGGCGTTGTCGTTGGCGGCAAGGGTGGCGATGTTCGTGGCGACCACGCCGAGCCCTGCGACGATGGAGGTGTTCAGCGCGTGCTGCCCGGCAACCGTCGAAGCGTTCAGCGCCTGCAACTGCCCGTGAGTGACCCCGGCAATCGTGTAGAGCGATGCGTGCACCGCGGCGAGGACGGTCACAACCGCCGCCAGCCCCGCCTCCACCGCGCCGAACGAAATCCCGCCCGCGATCTGCACGATATTCCCGGCCGGCAGGATCGTGGTCGCGGTGTTCAGCGTGCCGTTTACGATTGCGGTCTGGATCGCAGAAAGCGACGCAGCCTGCATGGCATCGTAGGACTGCACCACCGGCAGCGCAGTGAGGCCGGCCTTGACCGATGCCACGAGCGACTGGAAGCCGGGGCCGGAGGCGAACATATCCCGCCCGGCGGAAAGCAGGGCGTCCGCGCTGCCCGTGACGCGCCCCAGGGCATCGCGGTCGCCGCCCATGCTCAGCGTGCGGTCGGTGTTGAACGCCGTCTGCGCGGCGGCGAGGCGGTCGGTGGGGGATGCACCGGCGGCGGTGCCGGTGGCGAGGCTGTCGAGGTAGGCGCGGATGTTGCCGCCGGCCTGGCGCAACGCCTGCGCGGACTGTTCGCCGAATCGCGCGATGATGCCCAGCCGCTCGGCAGCCTGCGTCCGCTCCAGGTCGAGGATTCGGTTGGCCTTGTCCTCGGCAGTGATCGCCAGCGCGTCCAGCGCCCGGCCGAAGCTGACGATCTCCGCCGCTGCCGCCTCGGTCTGGCGTGCGAGGTCCGCTTGCGCGGTATCGCCGCCGGCGACCATACGCCTGATCGCCAGAGACACGCCGGACTGGCGCAGCGTTTCCGTGCGCGCGGCTTCAAGCTCTGCGATTGCCTTGGCGCGCGTTCCGGCCAGTTCGCTTTCCGCGTAGCCGTATTTGAGCGCCTGCGCGGTGGCAGCGTCGAAATTGTCGTTGACGGCCTTCAGGGCAAGCGTGAACTGCGGCACCGCCTCGGCGTTGAGGCTTTTGATGGCCGCTTCGATCTCGAAAAAACCGTCGACGTATTGCGCCAACGCAGCCGGATCAGCGAATGTTCTTCCTGCCAGGGTGCGGTTGAGGTCGGGCTGGTCGCCGGCTGCGAACGACAACCCACCGAAGGCCGCGCCGAGGTTGCCGGCTTGGTTCTTGTTGCCCTCGACAATCGAGACACCGCGCACCTGGAGACCGCGTTGGGCCATGTAGGTATTAAGCCCGGCAACGAGCTGGTCGGCCGCATCAAACACCGCCCTGCCGGACTCGTTGTAGAAGTCGCGGGAAATCGGGAGAAGGCTGCCCGCGAAGTCGTTGCTGGCCGGCCCACTGGGTCCAGCGCCTGCCCCGAAAAACCCCCCGCCGCCGCTTGAGCCCCCTTCGGCGAAACCTGCCGATTGCAGCCGCAGGCCGTAGCCGCGCACGGACTCGCCGGGGCCGATCAGGCCGCCGAGGCCGCCGCCGGCGGTGCCACCGATCAGGCCGCCGATCAACGTTCCTATTCCCGGGACAATCGACCCGATCAACGCGCCGGCTAGCGCACCGCCGCCTGATCCAATCATGCCGCTTGTTTGGTTGCCGCCCAGAAGGCTGTTGAGCAGCATGCCCGCGCCGAAGCCAGCGCCGGCGCCGCCGAGCAGTTGCCCGAATGTCGCCCCCGCGCCGCCCATCAGGCCGCCACCGCCTGCCGCCGCCACGGCCCCCGGCGTCGCTGGGCCGTAGACGCCGCCCATGGCTGCCAGCGCGGCGTTGGTGGATGTGCTCCATCCGGCGATTGCAGTGCTGCCCAGCAGCCCGCCGGCGCCGGTCAAGCCGAGCATCGAACCGATGCTCTCGCCGCCCAACAGGTTGCCAAGGCCGAGCATGTCACCCAACCCGGCACCACCCAGGCTGGTGGTGCCGCCACCGAACGCCCCGGCCAGTGTCGGCCGCGCGCCGGCGGAGCTGGTGAACAGGCCGTTGAGAATCGGGTTGACGACGGCGAGCTTGGCGATATCCGCCATCACCGACGCCATGATGCCGCGCGCGACGTTGCCGAAATTGACAGCCGCGCCCTGGCCGCTCACGAAGGCATCGACGAGAGAGTCGCCGAGTCGGTCAAAGGCGCGCTCGCCGATACCTGCCAGTTCGTTCCAGGATTTTTCCTGAAACGCCTTGGTCTTCGCGGCTTCGGCGTCGGCTTTCTTGTGCGCTGCTTGAAGCTTATCCAGCGCAGCGACACTAATGCCAATCTGTTCGGCGGCTTGCTTTTCAAGCTCCGTGCGTTTTTCGATAACCGGAATGCCGGCTTCGCGGATTTTCGCTTCGGTTTCCAGCGCGATGGCGGATTCGCGGGTCGCAGTCGTGCCTTCAGTGACCGCCGCAATCGCGGCTTTCTCTGCCGCGATCTGCAATTCGAGCTTGTCAATTACGCGCTGGCGTTTCTCGGCAACCTTTTCGGCTTTGTCGCCCGCCTTGGTTTCTGCGGCAGATAGCGTTTCTACCGCCACCAGGCCTTGTTTCGTGCGGGCGAGCAGGTCGGCGAAGATCGCAGCGTCGCGCTGGCGGCGCACAATGCCGCGCGAATCCTCCGCTTCCTCTGGCGTGCGGACACCTTCGCGCACGCTGTTGTCGATCGTTTGCACTGCGGCCGCGTACGCCTGCTCCGCGCGCAGCCGTCCGCTCAATGACAGTTCCAGCGCGACCTGCGCGGCAGTGGCTTTTTCAAGCGCCGTCTTGCTGCGCGCTGCCTCCGCCTGCGCTGTGATCTCCGCCTGCGCCTGATCGGCCGCGGTGATGATCGTTGTACGCGCCGCGAGTGCATCCCGAAACACCGCGTTAGCTGCATCCAGCGCGGGTTGGTTAATCTGGCCGTAGGAGTCCGGGGTCTCGGCAGCGCGCACCTGGCTCTGTGCTCGCGCAATGGCCGTATTCGACGCCTGTACGGCAGTGCCGCCGGTGAAAAGCTTGCTTCCCGCGTCGAATGCGATATTCAGCCCGTCCACCGCCGCGGCGAGCGAGCGGATTGCCGCCGTCGCCACCTGGAGCGGCCCGGCATTGCCGATGCGCTCCAGGAACTTTTCGACGTTATCGCCGAGATCATCGTAGGCGCCAGACAGGCCGCCGCCCTCGGCAGCCCCGGCGCCGCCTACTTGGCGCGCAACGGCTTCCAGAATAACGCCCTGCGCTGCGGCTGTTTGGCCGGTATCGTCCAGTTGCTTGATGACGGCTTTTTGAGCGGCCGAGAATGTGATGCCGATGCGGGTCAATCCCGCCAGCCCCTCGACCGGGTTTTCCAACGCCTTGCCGAGCTGCGTTGCCGCGCTGCTGATATCGCCGAAACCAACGGCGGCGAGATCCTGCGCCAGGCGCATGGTTTTTTCGAACACGTCCCCAGCGACCGAGCGGAACGTGAGCAGCTTTTGCGCCGCCGCCTCGACCTGTGTCGTGGAGGCCAAGGTCACGTCGCCGATGTTGACCGCCAGGGCGCGAATCTGTGCCGCCGACAGCCCGGCCGCGCCCTCCGTGGCCTTGATGACCGCTGCCGTCCGCAGGCCCAGCCGCTCATATTCCTCGGCGACGCGAATGCCAGCCGTGAGCCCTGCCACCACCGCCACGCCGAACGCCGCGGCGCCCGCCGCAGCTAGAGCGAACCCGCCGCCGGCACCGGCCAGCCCGGCAGTGAGGCCCTGGATAGATCGAGCACCATCGCCCATCAAACCCGGCATCGCGGAGAACGATCGTGCCAGCCCGTCAGATGCGCCGGCAAGCCGTTGCATTGCCGGCGTAGTCGAACCCGCCGCCGCCGCAACCCGGCGCATTGCCGCCTCGCCGGTTGCACCAACCTGTTCGAGCTTGGCGCGAGTGCTGTCGGCCCCCTCGGCGCTGATCCTGATTGCCACAGTGGGCTTGCTGCCGCTCATGTGTTCGCCCTCCGGTAGCAATGTGGTTGCGATTCAGGTACCGTCGCCGCCGTAAACAGGAGGATGCGATGCGGTTAGTCGTTCTGGCGTGCTTGGCGGTAACGGGATGCGGGTTTTCTGCCGAACAATTGGCCGAACAAAAAACGCACAGGGAGTTTTACGCGCGGCTCAATGCTGTCTATGACCGAACCGAAGAAGGACAAGCCAACGCGAATTGCCGCACTAAGGTGCAATTTTCGTTGGCTTCTTTACCAAGGACCAGCTTTCTGGACTTGGAGCGCGACGCTCGCGCCAACCAGCTTCACACTGAATGCCTGCTTTTCTGGCGCCGCACCGGCAGGATGCCTTAGCGCCCCGCCGACAATTCGCGCACCGCGTTGCGGGCGTACATCGCAGCAGCGCGTCCGCGCACGGCGGCCACGTCCAGGCGCTTGCGCAGCGACACGCGCCGCATCAGCAGGAACATCGGCACGAAGCCCTTTGCCAGCGTCGCCTTCAAAAATGCCTGCTGCCCCTTGCGGTTGCCGGTCAGAACCCCGACGCCGGAGCCTACGAATAGCCGCAGGCGTCCGGGGCGCAGCTTGCCGGAAGCGCCGCGCCGGCCGACATTGCTTGCGCCACGGACCTTGATGCACCAAAGCGTGACAGCCGGGTTTTTCTTGGATCGGAGATAGAACGTCTCGCCCTTCGCCCGCTTCATTTGCTGCGGAGTGACCCGCATACGGCTGCCGCGGATCGCGTTGGCAGGGGTCGGGATGGCCAACACGCTTGCGTTGCGCACGGTGATGGGCTTGCCGCTGTCAAACGCCCGCACCGCTTCCGGCATTTTGGACGTCACGAACGCCGCCGGCCGGAAGGTTCGCGGCCCCGCACCAGGCGCCGGGTAGACCTTGAGCCGCCAGGAGTTGGCAATCGACTTGCCGCCGTCCTTGAACCCGCCGGCGCGGGCCTGCGCGCGCAGCTCGGCCTGCACCTGTTGCCCGGTGGTGGTGACGGCCCGGCGGAGAGCGGCGGCGACGCGGCGCACCTCCTGGTCGAGCGCCGCGGTGGGGTTGCCTGTGACGGTGGCTTTCAGAAACATCTTCATCCGCCCCGTTGCTTGCGATCGGCCTCGCGCATGGCGTAGTCGAGCCCAGCGAGTGCCGCGAATGCATCCACGACCCAGGCCGCCTGATCGCCCAGGCCGCCCGCGTCCGGCCAATGCGCAATGCCGCTTTCGCCGCGGCAAGCCGACCAGAGGCGGATGAACTCGTGAAATTCCTGCGGCACCACAAGCCGGGGATTGTCGCCGGCCCACGCCTCGCCGCAGACCAACCAATCCGACCCATCGAGCGGCCTCAGCCCTCCGGCGAATCCTTCGGGGTCTCGGGCGCAGGCGAGGGCGCCTCGGAGTTTCCCACCGCATTGCGACCCAGCACGGCCAGCAGGTAGGCACGCCAGCCCACCGCGGCCAGCTCGGCACCGGGGATGGCATCGAGCAACGCCTCGGGAACCAGGCCGCCATCGGCGTGGAACGGCGGCAGGCCTGGCCCGGACCAGCCGCGCAGGCCATGGCGCGCGGCCACCCACGGGCAGGCCTCGTTCCAGCGCGCCTGCGCCTCGCCCATCGCCACCCAGCTCGGGACATCCACTACTGCCAGTTCGATTGCGGCGACGCGGGACTGTGCAGCGAGGTCGTCGGGCGCCGCTTCTGCTTCGTCGATCGCATCCAGAAGCACACCCCCGTTGCTCGGGTCTATGTAGCGCACCGCCAGGCGCAACGCCTCCAGCACGACAGCGCGATCGACCTGGATGCCGCCGACGCGGCGCATGTCCCGGCGCAGCGCCGTGCGCTGACGGTAGGACAGCGGCGCCAGCACGTAGCAGCGCGGCGAGTCCGGCGGCGTGAAAGCCACCGTTTCGAGCGCGGAAAAAACGACGGGTTCGTCGGTCATGTTGCTCCTAGAACTGCGTGAGGTAGAAGGCGTTGTCGGCGCCCTCGGCTTTGAAATTCAGCCCGTGCGCGGCCAGGCCGTCGCGGTTGGTCGGGTCCATCGCGATCGCCTTGGCGCGCGGCACGGTCACCAAAAAGCGGTTGCCTGCCGTGCTGCCGATGATCGCCATGAGCGGCATCGCCGTTCCGGCCCGGAACGCCGTCATCAGCGCGACGCTGTTCGACGTGTTCATGTAAGGGTCGATGCTGCCGGAAATGTCCCGCTCAATCGCCACGGCCGGGCCGTAGCCCTCGGCGCTTTCCGGATCGTCGGGGAGCATAATGTTGACGCCGGTGTTGATGCTCAGGGTTGCAACCTGCGCGAGGCTGAGGTTGATCTGCGACTTGCCCGCAACCCACCGCGGAGGAACCACAAGAACACGAGCATTGGCCGCCGTCAGCGCACCCGCCGCGCCGGTAGCAGGCAACGCGGTGATCGACTTGACTCCGAACTGCGCGCGCAGCTCGAAGGTAAGGAAGGCCAGGCCGGCAGAGGTCATTTCCAGGCTCACCGAGCCCATCGCGCCCGTGAAGGTCCACCGAACGCCATCCGCGTAGAAGTAACAGGTGGCGGTTTTGTGAACGCTTTCGTCGCTGGTCGGCCCGTAACGAACATTGATGGGCACTTGCAGGGTTGAGCCGGTGGTATAGGCCGTGGACGCGGTATCGCCCGTGCTGATTACCCGCGCGGCCGTGTAGGCCATGATCCCCGTCGTGCCAGGCGCGACGCCAGTGACGATCAGCGGCATGCCCACGTAAAGGTCAGCCGTCGCGGCGAAGGGAGTGGCGGCAGTCACCGTGGTCGTGGTGCCCGAGGCCGCAGCCGTGGGGGCGCCAACCGCGGCTGCCGTGACAGTTTCCTCGAAGGTGCAGACGCGCATCAATTTCGCCCAGTCCGGCGCAGTGCCGGCGGTGCCGGAGCCGCGCATCGGCATGCGCACGCGCAGCCGCGGCTTCAGCCCGCCAACCACGCCCGCGGACATATCGATCGACCCGTTGTACTCCGGGACAGCGATCACGTCGGGGTCGAACTGCACTTCGCATTCGCCACCCACCCAATCGGCCAGCGCCGGGGTTCCGCCGATCACGTCGGTTCCGACAGTGGTTTCGATCTTGACGGCGAGGGCAGAAAACTTCATCCGAACAAGCGCGGTGCTCATGGGGGGGCTCCATCTGGGGAAAGCGGCGTCTCACGACGCTGCGGCGGCCTTGCCCAGGGGCCGGATTGGGGGCGGCTACGCGGCTATCCGTTGCCGATCGCGGAGAGGCAGAGCATCGAGAACCGCGCAGTGAAGTCGCCCGCGGGTTTGGTGGAGTCTTCGGTGTCGTAAAGGCCGAACTCCGCGCCTTCCTCGACCGGCACCGCGAGCCCGGCCGTGGCGGGTGTCCATCCGGACAGGGCGGCCACCACAAGGGCATGCAGCGCGCCGAGGGCTTGCTCGGTGAGCAGGTCGGAACGGGCCACCACGTAGCCGGTCACGGCGAATGAGAGCGTGTAGTGGACGATCAGCGGCTCGGCGGTTTCGTCGGCCGCCCAGTCGGTGCCGGCGAGCACCAAGCGGGGGAGGGTTTCATTCTCCAGTTCCACCGGGGCGCGGCGGGCGCGCTCAACGGTGGCGGTGGGCACCTGCGCGGCGAGCCGGGCGGCGATGGCGGCGAGAGCTTCTTCTCTGGTCGCCATCAGTTCCGATCCGCCAGGGTAAGGCGCCACGACAGCGCCAGAACATCGCGCTCGGCGCCGTCAATCGTGTAGGTCGTGCCGGCAATCAGCAGCTCGTCGCCCCGCTGCGGGGTGTCGATGATGGCGCCGGCGAGGATTTCGGCCTCCAGCGTGCCGGCGCGCGCCGTCCCGAAAACCTCGGTGGGCTGGGACAGAATCACGCGGCACGCCTGCCAGGTGTAGGGAGGGCGGCGGAACGAGGCCGCGACGGTGGTATCTTCGTCGCCGAAAATATCCGCCGCCGCGTCGTCGAAAACGCCCACGGGATCAGGCTTGCAGCGTCACGAGGCAGGCTTTCTGCCACATGCCGAAGGCCACGTTGCCGATGCGCGTGACGGTGTAGAGGTGCTTGCGGTCCCGGATTTCCAGCTCGCTGCCCTCGGCGATCGCGTCCATCGTCGGGTCCTGCTCGACCTGCTCGATGAACGGCTTGGTCGTGCCGTCCGTCGTGTAGACCGCCAGCTTGGTGGACCAGGTCAGGCGCGGGTTGATGACCGGGGTGAGGCGGAACTGGTTGGACAGCAGCACGTTGCTGTCGCCACCGCCGACCAGCGGCATCGTCAGAGCCTTGAGGGTTTCGCCCATGAAGGTCACCGGCACATGCACTTCGAAGTTCATGGCCCCTTCGTTCATCGGCTCGCCCTTGTCGTCCTTGAAGCCCATGATGGCCTGCACCGCCTGGAGGACGGCGCCCTGGATGGTGTCGGCCAGCGGCGCGGTGGAGGTGCCGCCGGTGGCGTTGTTGGAGATATCGAACACCAGGTCGTTGTCCTGCGTGCCCGACGCGCCCTCGGAATGATCGGTATCGAAGAAGAACTGCCCGTCGTAGCAGAGGCCAGACTCGCCGGTGAGGATCAGGTCACTCAGCAGGCGCGCGCGGTGCTGCTGGGCACGGCCCGGCAGTTCGTCGATGCGCGCCTGGAACTGCCCGGTTTTGTCGCGGCGGATATCGTCGAGATCGACCTCAACCGTCGCTTCGAAAACCTTGTTCGCGACGTTGATGCCGTTGGTGCGGAAGCCCTGCGCCGCCCGGCCGCCGACCCATTCCCGCATCACGGGCGTCATGCCAAGCCAGCGATAGTCCTCGCTCGACTGGTTGCTTTCGACGCGGGTGGCAAGATTGCCGACCCAGGCCGGGGGATTGGTGTTCGCCAGCCGCTCATAGAAGCTGCCGATGATGGCGCGACTGGAATAGTTCGCGCCGATGCCGGTGCCGATCGTCATTGTTCTGGTTCCTTACTTTTCGGCTCAGCCGAGCGCGCGAATGATGGCGTTGATCTTGGCGGCGAGGCTGGCCACCGTGTTTTCGATGGTCGCCTCGACGTACGAACCAGTGATCGCAGCCAGCGTATCCGAGGCCGTGCCGCCGGAACTGTCGGTCAGTTCGGCGATCTGCCCACCGAGCCCGGCCCGGTTGGCGTCGAACGCCACCACGGCGAGGTTCGTGCCGTAGACGCCGACCACGCGGCCGACATGAGCGGCGGAACCCTGGGTCAGTGTGAAGGCGTTGCCATCGGTGGCAAACACCGCCTTGCCGATATCCGTTACCGCCACCGAGGTGATGGTCAGCACGATGCGACCGCGCTTGCGCACACGGACATTGGCCAGACCGTCGGTTGCCACGCTGGCAACGTCCAGCATGGCAAAGCCGGCGAATTCATCGGTGGCGGCGAGCTGGCGGTGATAGCCGGACACGAAGCCGATCGCAGTGCCCTCGAAAATGGCACTGGTGGCCTTTACTGGCAGGTCGTCAAGATCGCCTTGCAGGTAGGTGCGGCTGAGGGCCGCGGTGAGCTGGGTCATGGGTCAGGTTCCTCTTGTATGCCGCTCAGGCGCGCTTGGAGATGACGCGAACCTTGCCGGCGGCAACCGCCTGGCAGTACGCGAGGTAGCGGCTCTCGGTGCCGAACTCGCGCTGGAGCGCATCGCTGGCGGCGAACTCGGCGCTGGCCTTGGCGAGCGGATCCGTGGGCGCGTCCGGCGCACCGCCACCACCGGCGATGGGCGCCGGCAGACTGTCGCGAAAGGCCCCGGCAGTGGCCTGGGTGCGGGCGTTTGCCACAGCGCTTGCGCTGGCATTTTGCGCGGCGGTGAACTGATCCACCGGCCAGCCGTTCGCCACGGCCAGCGACGCCAGCGCGGCGAACTCCGGGTGTGCGGCGGCCAAGATGGCGGCGCTGCGGGCGCGCTCGGCGACCACGGGATCAACCGGCGCGGGCGCCGCGATCACGGGGGCAGGAGCGGGGTTCGCGGCGATGGGAGTCTCCGGCGCCAGGGCCGGAACAGGCGACGAAGCGGGATCGCTCATCGTGGGTTCCTCGATATTGGCCAGCAGTGCTGGGCCGGGGGTGGGATTGTCGGCACGCGCGACCGGAGTGCGGCCGGTGGGGGTGCGGGCGGCGCGCAACGGCGCATCGCCAGCGGCAAGGCGGGCCAACGTGGCCTCGAAACCGCCAACGCTATCGGCCAGGCCGGCGGCGACGGCATCGGCGCCAACCAACACGCCGCCGCCATCGCTGGCGGACAGCAGGCCATCGACGGTCATGCCGCGGTTGGCGGCAGCCTCCGTCAGGAACTCGCTGGCGATACGATCGGCGAACGCTTGGAGCCGGGCGGCGCCGGCGTCGGTGGTGGGATCGAACATCTTGTTCGGGGTCTGACTGCTGACGAACTGATAGCGCCGCACGCCGGCCTTGACCTGCGACTCGCGGCTGTCCTGCATCGCCACCACGGCGCCGAGTGATCCGACTGCGCCGGTGCTGGAAATGACGATCTCGCCCGCCGCGCTGGCCAGCCAATAGCCGGCCGACATGGCGGACCCCTCGACGAAGGCGGCCACCGGCTTGACGCGCGCGGCATCGGCGACCAACTGCGCGGCTTCGGCCAGTCCGGTGACCTCGCCGCCGGGGCTGTCGATTTCCAGCAGGATGGACTTCACCCGGCTATCGGCCATGGCCGCGGCCATGTTGGCGGCGAAATCCGACAGTGCCGTCGCGCCGCTGAAATTGGTCATCAGGTTGGCATAGCGAAAGATTGGGCCGGCAACTGGCACGACGGCAACGCCGTTGCGCACGCGGGCCGTGGGCGCGTTGCCGAGGCTGTCGCCCTGGCGGGTGGCGAGTGCTTGCCGCTCCGGGCCGCGCTTCCAGGCGTCGATCGTCGCTTCGTCCGGGACCTCGCGCGCGGCAAGGGCGAGCATGGTGTCGAGCGCGTCGGATTGGATCAGCCAGGGATGCCCGACGAGGCGGGCGATGATGCGGGATGTCATGCTGCCTCCAGGTCGCCGACTTCGGCGGGGTCGACGGCATCGGGCGCCATCGGGTCGGCCTGTTCCATATCCGGGGCGACTGCCAGGGGCGGCGCGGGATCGACTTCAGGCACGCCCAAAATCTTCATCAACGCCAGTTCCTCGCCGAACTCCGTTACCACCTGCTCCCAGTCGTCGCCCGTCAGTTCGGCGGTCTCACGCGAGCGGGTGGACAGGCGCAGCGCCAGGCGCATTTCAGCGGCCTTCACCTCTTTGAGCGGGTCGATCTGACCAGGGCTGGGACCAGTCCAGCGAGCGCCGCACCAGGCCGCGCGCATTGTCGGGTCGGCGAGGAAGCCGGGTGCGGCGATGCGACCGCGCATGACGGCATTCTGGACCACCAACTCATACACCGGCTGGCACAGCCCGCCGGCCAGCCAGGCGCGACGCATGCGAAAGAACGCCCAGGCTTGCAGCAATGCCGCGCGCGCGGCGCTGTAGCTGGCGGTGAAGTGCAGCACCAGAATTTCAAACGGCAGGCCTAGGCTGGCGCCGACCTGGCGCAGCACTGCTTGCACGAAGGGATCGAACCCCGCGTTGGGCCGGGTGGCGTCGAAGCTCTTGATGGTCTCGCCCGGCATGAAGCCTTCCAGCACCATGCCGGGTTCGAAATCGATCTCGGCGCGGCGGAAGCCGGGGCTGCTGCTGGCTGCGCCACCGGCGGCGGCGGCCTCGGCTTTCAAAGGGCTGTCGCCGGTGGGCGATTCGCCAAGGATGGCGATGCTGGCATTCAGCACGGCGGCTGTGATCTCGGCCTGGGTGTAGCGGTCAAGGTCGGCCAGCGCCGCCATAACGGGGGCGAGGTAAGGCACGCCGCGCGACTGGCCGATCCGGTCCCGGTGGATCAGATGCAGCATCCGCGGCGAACCGTCCGGCGCCGTCGCAGGCATCCGGCGCCAGTTGCGCTTGACAGAGGTGTTTCGGTCCATTTCCGCGACGTGATAGGCGACGGGACGGCCGCCGGCGTCGTACTCAACGCCGCCGCCGAGCATGTTGCCGTCCGCCTTGAACTGCGGATTGCTGACGCGATCGGCCTCGATCAGTTGCAGCGCAAAATCGAACGGTCGGCCGCGCGGGGCTTGCACGACGGCCGCGAAGCAATCGCCGCTGCCCAGGGTGGACCGGAACGCGAGTTCCTGAATCGCGGCGAAACCCATCTGCCCGGCGGCGTCGCAATGCTCGGCCCGGACGAATAGGCGCCATTCACGCTCGGCGGCTTCCTCAAACGCCTTGACCTGTTCCGGCGTGATGCCGGCCAGCGCGGCCAGGGTGCGGCCATCGGCCTGCGGCGACATGCGGAGGCCGACGCCGACCACGTTGGTGACAACGGTGTTGATCGCCCCGCCGGCCAGCGGCGCATTCATGATCAGCGCGCGCGACCTGGCGCGCATCAGGTCCAGGTTCGGCAGCGTGTCAGCGTCGCCGGTCTGCGCCTTGGCCGACAAGTTCCGCATCGCCGCAATCTCGCGCTTGGCGGCGTCGTAGCCGGATGCGGCGCCAATCCGCAACCGATCGCGGGCGCGCGATACACCCAGCCTGGGCGACACGTAGGCGATGGCGCGATCTAGAGCGTTCACCAACCGGCACCCCGGCTGATCGACGGGCCGGTGCGGCCGGCGGCCTCGCGGGTGGCAAGCGGGGTCAGCCGGGCGCGCTCGGCGTACAGCACCACCAGGTCGGCGCGGCGGATGCGGCGGCCGTCGGTGAGCGCAACCTCCTGGCCCCCTTCGGCCTTGGCGATCGCTGCCTCAACGGCGGCGAGCTGCACAGTGTAAGTCGCCATCTCGCCTCCTCTAACTCACGCCACGCCCGCCACTCACCACACCACGCCCACGCTGGGCTTGCTGCGGCGGGGGCGCGAAAGTCTTTGCAACTGCCGGCACGCCAGACCAATGCGCCTCAACGGCCGCCGCCTGCACTTCGCCGCCACGCGCCGATGCCAATGCCTGCCACGCCCGCGGCGTCATATCCTCGGCGCCGTGAAGCACCGCCGCAGCCCGCGCATAGACCCGGCAGTCAAGCGCCTCGTTGCGCTCCCGCGTCTTTACCCACTCCAATTTCCGAAACCCATTGCGCCCGGCGCGCGTCACCAAACTCTCGGCCGTCAACTGGCGGCAAAATTCCTCGCCAGCCGAATGAACCGGAAGATGCACATAGGCCGGCGGATGAATGTCGCCGCTTTCCTCAGTCGGCTGTTCAAGCCGCAACCATCCGTAAAGCTCGCCCTTCAGATACGACGACCCGACCGGCCAGACCTTGAGCCCACCGATGCGCTTGCCGCCGCGCTTGACCTCTGCATCCGATGGCCTGCCGAGCGGCTGGCGCAACCCGTCCTGCCCCTTGATGGCAATAACGCGGCTACCGGCCGCCCGCACGTAGGCGTAAACCTCGGCAGTGGTCATGCCGTCGCCAGAGTCGATCGCGGTCATCGACAAGCCCATCGGCCGGCCGGAATCCAATCGCCAACTCTCGTTCAGCAATTCAGTGAGCTTCGCCCACACCGCTGCCTCGAACGGGTTGCCTTCAAGCACCCGATGCACGATCAACCACGACTGGCGATCGAAGCCCCACGCCCACACCGAGACCTCAATCCGGTCCCGCTGCACGTCCGCGCCCGCGGTCAGGAACAGCCCGCCCGCCGGAATCGTGCCCGGCTGCCATTCCTCGCGCCGGTCGTATAGCCGTTGCCAATCCGGCGCGTCGCCAGACTCCTGCCAGGTCTCGCCAAGCACGGTATTCTTGAACGTCTTTATGGCCCGGTCGTCGCCCTGCGCCGCTTCCCAGTCGCGCGCAATCTGTTCCCAGGACAACCAACCGACAGGCGAGTAAAGCGCCGAAATATGGAAGCCCACCACCGACGCATCCTGCGCCTCCGCGGTGCCGCGCCACTCTCCGCCGGCCAGCATCGCCGTCTTGTGCCGTTCCGGGATGCCGGCGCCGCACTCCTCGCAGTGGTAGGCCACGCTCGCCGGGTTACCCTTGTCCCACCGCAGCAATTCAAACCGCAGCCATTGCATCGCGCCGCAGTGCGGGCACGGCACGAAAAACCGCCGCTGATCGCTGGCCAGATACTCGCGTTCGATCCGGCTTTGGCCCGCGATCGTCGGCGTTGACACGAGGAATTCCTTCCGGCGCCGGCCAAATGTCCGCGCACGGGCCGAAGCCAGCGATATCGGATCGCCCTCGCCCTCTACGTCGCCCGGGTAGGCGTCGATCTCATCGAGGAACAGGTAGCGGGCCGACATGGACCGCAGGCCCACCGCGCTATTCGCGCCCGTGATGACCAACTGCCCGCCGGCAAAATCCTTGGACAGCATCGTGTTGCCGCTGTCCCGCTCCCGCGCTGACGCCACCAGGCCGCGCAGGACCGGGGTTTCTTCAAGCAACGTCTCGATGCGCTGGCGGCTGAACCGTTTCCCCAGCTCCACCGTAGGCTGCACCGCCAGCATCGGGCCGGGCGCGTGCTGGATGATGTAGCCCACCCAGTTCGTGCCGGTTTCCGTGGCGCCGACCTGCGCGCCCTTCATGAACACCACCCGCGTCGCCGGATGCGACGGGCTGAGGCAGTCCATGATCTCGGGCAGATACGGCGTGCGAGCGTTGCGCCATGGCCCCGGCTCCGCGCTACCCTTGCTCGAAAGCATCCGGCAGTTGTCGGCCCATTCGGATACCGTCAGCAGAGGTTCGGGTTTTTTTCCAGTGCCCCAGGCTGCCCGAAGTGCCGCGGCGCCGTCGAACATCAAACCCCCAAGTGAATCTCTGCGCGTTCCGTCAAATGCGCCCGAAGGCCAGCATCCAGAGCGGCGTGCAATGCGTGTTGATCGACGCCAAGCTCCGCGGCCATCACCGGCGCAGCACGAGCCGGCCAAGCCAGCACCGCGTCACGATCGGCCTGGGCCAACTCCTGCACCAGTTCCAGCGTCTTAGCGCGGTCGATCTTGCTGCCTTCCATCGCGTCGGCAGTCACCTCGGCGACGCGACGCTTGGCCTTGACCATGCGAGCTTTATCCGCGCCCACTTCGCTGTCACCAGCGTCGCCATTGAGCGCACGGTCTCGGAGAAACTTCACGTAGCCCTGCACCGCCGGCGCCAAGGCGTATTGGCCACGCTCGGCCTTCGGGATAATGCCTTGCTCGGTCAGTTGCTGCACGCGCCGCACTGTGAGCAGGAGCAACGCAGCGATCGTTCCGACTGGGTAGGTCGCAGCGGCCTGGCTCACGCTGCCTCTTGTGCGCCCACGCGGGCCGCGATCTCGTCAAACGTCTCGCCGGTTCGCTCCAGCGTGGCTGCTTGGCCTGTGAACTGCTGCCAGCGCAGGACTGCTACGTCGACGTAGGACGGCGACAGTTCGATGGCGTGGCAGGCTCGCCCAAGCATTTCCGCTGCAATGATGGTGGTGCCAGAGCCGGAGAAGGGATCGTAAACGGCCTGGCCTGCGTTGCTGTTGTTCTCGATCGGCCGGCGCATGCACTCGACTGGCTTCTGGGTAGAGTGGCCGGTTTCAGACTTGGTCGGCTTGGGTATCTGCCAGAGCGTGCTCTGTTTTCGGTCGCCGTTATAGTGGCCCGTGGCGCCCTTGCGGACAGCATACCAGCAGGGCTCGTGGTGCCAGTGGTAGTCACCACGGCCGATGGTAAAATTGCTCTTTGCCCATATGATTTGTGACCGAAGCACGAAGCCGGATGCTGTGAGGCTGCCGGATACCACTCCTGTAAACAAGCTGGCATGCCAGACATAGGCCACGTCGCCCGGAAACAACGCCCACGCTTCCGACCAATCGGCGCGGTCGTCGTTTGCGACCTTGCCGACGGCACGAGCACCGATGGCTTTCCCATCGGTGCCTATTCTATGGTTCCGCCAATCCGCGTCATACTCCACCCCATACGGGGGATCAGTGACCATCAGGTGGGGCTTCACGCCCGCCAGGCAGGCGTCCACAGCATCAACCGTGGTGCTATCCCCACAGACCAGCCGGTGGCGCCCCAGCAGCCACACATCGCCCAGCACAGTAGCTGGCTCGGCGGGCGCATCAGGCACGTCATCCGGGTCCGTCAGGCCATCCGTCGTCTCAATCGTCAGCCGCGCCAGTTCATCTTCGTCAAACCCGGTCAGCGCCAAGTCCATACCCGCATCGCGCAGGTCGCCGAGTTCCAGCGCCAGCAATTCGTCGTCCCACTCGGCCTCTTCATGCACCCGGTTGTCAGCAATCCGGTATGCCTTGATCTGGTTCGCCGTCAGCCCATCGGCGACGTGCACGGGCACCTCGGTCATGCCCAACTGCTGCGCCGCCAGCAGCCGTGTGTGGCCGACGACGATCACGTTGGCGCTGTCCACCACGATCGGCTGCCGCCAGCCGAATTCGGCCAGGCTTGCAGCCACTTTTGCCACCGCGCCGGCGTTCTTTCGCGGGTTCCGAGCGTATGGAACCACGCTGGCGATCGGGACAATCTGGACCTTCAAGCAGCACCTCAGCGGAAACGAAGGGCAAAAAAAAGACTGGGACTAGCGATGTTACGCGCTATTGCTCCC